GAACTCTTATGGTCTATGCAATTAGGAGCAGCGTTTGATGTTAATTCTTATGCTGCAAACTATGCAAAAAACTTCACCAAGAAACCCATTATAGCAGTAGGCGTAATTCTTGACAATGGGCGTTTGCCTATTTTAGAGCCAATGGAATTATGAAAAAAGATATCACATGGCAAGTCTTTGGAATATATCTACTTATTATAGTAGTTGTTATATTACTCAATTTATAGTACCCTTTAGCCGTTTCAGGCACTTTCACACTTTTTTAATACCTATATACTAGACAGCAGTTAAAGTTGCTTATCTAGTCAAAACACTATTAACACTATAATTGTTAATAACTTTGTAAATAAAACTGTTAATAATTGCGTGAATAACTCAAAAGGTTTATCTTTGCTTCATAATTAAAACGAAATAAACTAAAAACAAACAAAGTGAAAATCACAAACAAAAAAACAGGTCATAGCTTTAACCTAAGTGGTAAAGGAGCAGCAGATTTCTTTTACTCTAAAAATGCTAACGGAGAATATATTAACTTAGAAGAAGATTATTCTATTGATGATAGCACTAATGAAATAAGTCAAGCAAAATTTGTCTTATGTTGTTTAGGGCTTGTCGCTTTAGTTGTATCTTCTTTTTTATTACACTTACACTTAAACTATTAATTATGATACTAGAATGTGATTCGTACTACTTTTACCCTAATGGTAAATTTGTATCTAACTCAAAATGGAATAGACAATTCGGTTGTTATGATAATGACATACAAGATTACAGCCAGGCAATTAGAATCTTTGGAACTAGAAAGCAAATAGATAAGGCTTTTAATCACTACTGTGAAGTTTCAGGACTTAATGTTGATGAGGGCTATGACTTTAAGGACAAAGAAAGACTTAAAGAATATAAAAAACAATACAAAAACAAAGCATTAATAATAAATATAAGATAATGGCAAAAGTCCTAGCCACTAATATAGGCAACTAATATGAAAACAGAAAAGATTAAAGAAAAGTATTTACACTATGGACTAGATAAAGATGATGTATTTAAGCATCAGCATTATGTCATTATAACACGATCAGGCATTGATAAAATTCAAGCAATAGAAAGCATAGAAATTGACTATGAAGTTATAAATTGCGAAAGAGATTTTTGTGTTGTTAAAGCACACGCAAAAAAAGATAACAATGAGGCGTTTATACAAACATTCGGCTCAGCTTTAAAAGGAGAAGGATTTAAAGATGGAAATTGTAATACTTGGTATGTTATGGAAATGGCTGAAAAACGTGCAATGAGTAGAGCTGTATTGAAATTAACAGGGTTCTATGAGTTAGGGGTTTTTGGAGAAGATGAAAGTGAAAGTTTTAAAAATAGTAATAATCAAAATAAATAAAAAATCATGGAAGTAAAAGGAAAATTAAAAACAATTTTACCACTAGAAAGTGGAACAAGCAAAGCAGGAAAAGAATGGCAAAAGCAATCTATTGTAATTGATACAGGAGAGGAGTTTAATAACTTAGTATGTGTTAGTGCTTTTGGTGATAAGGTTGCAAAAATGAATATGTTAGAGGAGGGAATGACAGTAGCTATTTTGTGTAATGTTTACTCAAGAGAATATCAAGGCAGATACTTTCACAATATAGATGGCTACCACTTTACAAATCAAAGTAATGCTGAAGTAAATAATAACTTTGTTACTGCTGATAATGACCCATTTTAAGATGATAGCAGAGCAAAACTTTAAAAACCTATGTAACCTCACCACATCATTGGTGGGGTTGCGTAAAGGTGCGCTTTCATACAGAAGTAGAAAAAGCGAATACCAAATACCACGAAGCGTGGTTAGTGTAATATCTAGGATAGTTGATGAAACAAAGAGAGAGATTATTGCTAAAGAACTCAAAAGAGATAGAAGCTTAATCTACCATTACGAAAAAATGCATAAATCTAATTACAGGTCTTTCCCTAAATATAGAGAGATTTTTAATTTGGTATTCAATGCATACTCTAATATTCAGGATTCAAAAAGAATATTTACTGACTTAGATCATTTAAAACAATACTTAAAAGATAAAGGGGTTGAAAGTAGTAATAAACATCAGACAATAATAAGGATAACATCAGGCAAAGTTGAAGCAGATATTAAAGTTTCTTATAAAGACTTCTACAATCAATTAGAATTATGTAAGTTAGCACTCCAAGATTGCAAATATAACTTAGAGATCATTTAATGGAGAAACCTAACTATTATGCTATTATTCCTGCTGAAGTAAGATACTCTAATATAAAGCCTAATGCAAAGCTTCTATATGGTGAGATAACTGCATTAAGTGGAAAGTTAGGGTATTGCTACGCAACTAATAATTATTTTGCTGAATTGTATGGAGTAAGCAAAAATACTATTAGCAGTTGGATTAGTGATTTAAAAAAATTAGGATTTATAAATGTAATTTTAGAAAGGAATGATAAGAAACAGATAATAAAAAGATGTATAGGTATCACGAAAAAGATGGATAGTCCTATACATGAAAAGATGAAAGGTAATAATACAAGTAATAATAATACAAGTAATATAAATATAACTAAAGAAAAATTTATTTTAGAAGTTATGACTTTTGATCACCCTAAAGATATGTTAGATGATTTTATAAACTATTGGACTGAGGGAAAAAAGAAAATGAGATACCAAAAACAAAATACTTTTGAGATAAAATTAAGATTGTTGCGTTGGAAGAAAAACCAAAAGAATTGGGATAAACCTAAATCCATGAGTAAAATACATCAGCATTTACAAAAAAATATTAATGTAAAACAAAAATTAAAACAAAAATTAAAAAATGAAAACAATTATAACAATGAGTGATGAAGATTTATTGATGAATTCAGTAGATTTAGTCAGCAAAACATATATTGGTTTAGGTCAAAACAATGTAGAAGAAGATACAATTATGTTTATGGCTCAAGACTTAGCTAGAGATTTAAAAAGGATATATAAAAACTTTTATTTTGAAGATGCTCAAAACGCTTTTTATGAGGGAATAAGAGCAGACATAAAAACTGATTTTATACACTTTAATATCCCTGTCTATATTAGATGGTTAAAAAGTCATCAATCATCAATATGGGAAGCTAGGTCGCAGTTTGATCGTGGTGAAAATCCTAAGAGAATTTTACATTATAGACCTGAACCAAAGCTATTAAAATGATAGGGGGTTGGGTATTAATAACAGCCATTGTAATGTGGCTAATAAGACAAATAAGAGAATGAAAACAAGACAAACATCAATAGACTGCTACAATCAAATTCAAAGAGATGGCTTATTATCTAAAATGAGATTCAAAGTTTATTCAGCTTTAATGTCAATGGGAAAACCATCTACAACTAGAGAGGTATATGAAACTATGAATGTTATTAAACAAGAAGCAACAAGATTTACTGAACTAAGAAAGCTTGGGGTTATTTATGAGGTTCAAAACAGAAAGTGTACTATTACAGGAAGAACATCAATTGAATGGGATTTAACAGATAGACTACCTGTAACTTTAAAGAAGTCTAATAAAACAAAAAAGCATAGAGTAGATGATGCTTTAAATTCTTTGCGTGAATTATATAAGAAAAAAAATAATAGTACAATTGAAGATTGGAAATTAGTTGCTGATTTGATTAAGAGTATATGAAAATATTAGAATTATTTGCAGGAAGTAGATCAATAGGGAAAGTAGCTGATGAATTAGGCTATGAAGTTTTCTCTGTGGATATTAATAATTTTGATGGAATAGATTTAGTTAAAGATATTGAGTTTTTAACTAAAAAAGATATACCCTTTAAACCTGATATTATATGGGCTTCTCCCCCCTGTACTACTTATTCAATAGCAGCTATTGGACATCATAGAGATATGGGAAAACCTAAAACAGATTTTGCTGCTAAAAGTGATAGATTAGTTTTAAATACTTTAAAATTAATTGCAGAATATTATAAAGAGAATAACTGTAAATTTTTTATTGAGAATCCTAGAGGTTATTTAAGAAAAATGGATTTTATGTTAGGAATACCTAAGACAACTGTGTGGTATTGTACTTATGGAGATACACGAGCTAAACCAACTGACATTTGGAGCAATTATATATATTCTTTATTTAATGTAAATGGGTGGAAGCCAAGAGCAATATGTTTTAATGGGAATACTAATTGTCATCATCAACCTGCACCAAGAGGATCAAGAACAGGAACACAAGGATTAAAAAATAATTATGAAAGGAGTAAAGTGCCTTATGAATTATGTAAAGAAATACTATTATCATTATGAAAACAATAAGTAAACTAAAAAAAGAACTTGACAAATATTTTTCTTTATTCATCAGGCTTAGAGATGCTGATGATTTAGGTATGGTTCAATGCTTTACTTGTGGGTCTGTTAAACCATATAACAAAGGTATGCAATGCGGACATTTTCAAAGTAGAAGTTTTTTAGCCACAAGATTTGATAAAACAAATTGTCAACCCCAATGTGTAGCCTGTAATATGTTTAAGCAGGGAGAGCAATATAAATTCGCTTTAAATTTAGATACTAAGTATGGAGAGGGAAAGGCAGAAGAGTTAGAGATAATAGCAAGACAAATACATAAATTTACTAGGGATGAATATTATTATAGTATTAGTTATTACAAAGAGGCTGTTAATAAATTAAAAAAAGAAAAGGGAATAGAGTAACTTTTTTAATATCTTTGGCGTATGCATAAGCCAATTTATTCAAGTGAAGAACACAAGTCAATAGTTGAGGTTTATGTATCTATGTGTAAACAGTTCGTTCAGGACATCACAACGCAATCCAGACTTAATAATTATCTTGAAGTGATAGATGTGATAATGGAGTATTCTAATGCGTATGGAGAAGGCACAAGAGAGGAGAAAAGTTTTTATGATTGGCTTATGATAATCCCTATAAACGTTTCAGTTGCAACAAATGGCTTTTTTGCAGGAGTAGAAACTAAAAGCAATGCAGCATCTATAAGAGCTTGTAGATTAGTCTTAGAGCAACTGCTAAGAGAAACAGCCGACAGGTTAGATTGTTTAGAACCAAAAAATGACTGATATATATATTGAGATAGCAAAGCTAACTGATA